TATTATAACAATGCCTGAAGCCTTGCGTAGTATAGACGTGAGGTATGGTAATGAAACTCCGTCCAAGATTATCTCTGATAAGCTGCAGATGTCTGTGTGGGGTAATGTTGTACCTACGATTAGCGTACCTTCTATAGCTGTACCATATCAGGGTCAAGTTCCAAAAGTTACTTCTTTCTCAAGACCGGCTTACGAGCCAGTTACAGTTAATTTCAATGTTGATAGTGAATTCTATAATTACTATGTTATTTGGAAGTGGTTGGCGTTATTAAACGATCCAAAGACATCTGTTTTTGATGCTTCTAACAATTCTGGATTAGTAGATGCTGGTACAAATACTTTAATCAGCCCAGAAAAACCTGGGTACATTCCAAAATATGCTTCTCAGATGTCTCTGCAACCATTAAATGAGTATAATCAGGTTTTAGGTGAGTTTGTTTTCTCGCAGTGTTTCGCTACTTCGTTAAACGGTATTAATTTTAATTATCAAGGCAGTGAAGAAATTTCTTCTAGTTTTACTTTTGAATTTAGTCAATTAACTTTTACTATTATTCCTTAGAAAACTTTCAATGCCGAAACATAAATAATTAAAACATATGCCAACACAAACTATAGAAAGTCCTGGTGTTCAGATTAATGAGGTAGATTTATCTCTTAGAGCAGTTGTTCCAAATGGTACAAATGTTTTGGTATTAGGTTATGCTAATCAAGGCCCAATTGAAGAGGTGCTTGAAATTCCTGATATTCAGACATTTACGACCATTTATGGACCACCAACAAACGCAGCAGAAAGATACTTTTACTACTCAGTAAGAGGTGTTCTTAACGGGGGTGGTAGACCCATCGTTTCCAGATTACCTTACGGTTCTGGAACTGGAGTAGGTTCTACTACTACTAAGTATAGCTGTTTAGCTTATCCAGCAATTCCATTTTCAGAATCATTAGATAATCCAACCGCATCAACTCTTTCAACTGAATCTTCTGGATATTTTATTGGTGCCCCATCATACTTGGAGCTTAACGAAACCGAATATCTATCATTAGTACAAGGTAACGTCAATTGGTCAGACTCAATTAATGTTGCTTTGCTATCCGGTACTGGAGTTTCTTCTCAGGATAACCCCTTCTCAACTTTTGACTCATTAGTTTCTGCGGGTTTCATTGTATTAAATAAATTCCAATCTACCTTCGATTCTAAGTCTCTAGAAGGCTATACAATTGGTATTGCAGACAGCCTTGATACAGATCCTCAGTCAGATTTTAATTGCGTTTCTCGTATCGATTACGCCCCTTTAAACAATACTTCAGCTGGATATTTAGATTTTCTAACAATCCCAAGCGAGAGACTAAACTTCGTTCTTCAGTCAGGTGCTACAGAAAATGTACAATCTGTATCTCGTCAAATCGAGCAACAGAACCCTAACATTAACTTGTTCCAAGGTGCTTTCATTGACTCTGTTAGCATCAGGGTAGCTAAGTTGAGACAATCTATTTACACCCCACAGGCTGTAACCTTAGATTATACATACGCTGATGGTTTCCTCGGTTCTTTCAATAGCAGAAGACAAGTACAGTCCCAAAACGGCGGTCAACCAGTTGGTTTCTTCGTTGGAGAGGTTGAAAATAGCTCAACTTATATTTCTATTATTGTTAACCCTAATATTTCTACAAATTCAGGAGATTGGACAAACACACAAGGCAATCCTAGTAAGTTTGTTATTTTTAATCATGACCATAACGGTACTGCTACAAAAATTGAGCAAGTTAGAAATAATAGAGCATTTATTAACACCCCACTATATGGTGTTGATTTTGATGCTGTAGTAGTAGCATACGGCTATAGTAATTTAGCTAACTATCTTGGTGTTAATACAGCTATAGTTCAATCTCTATACAGCTACGGGCCAACAGTACTAAACAATGTTGATAATAGTGCTGATACGTTTGCTATTGGTAATGTTCCAGCCAAGATTGACAGAGTGTTCCAAACAATTGATGATGTTGATGCTTTAAGAATCGACTTATCAGTAGAGGCTGGTTTGGGTACAATGTATTCAATCTGCAACACTCTAAGCGCTCCAGGTTATCAGTTGCAGGCTTATGATGATACTGTTGTTGTTAATATTGGCGCTACCCCAACTGGTCAACCTTCAACAGGTTTCTATCGTACGAACGGGGACTTAAATGTTGACACTCTTACAACTGAAGTTCCCAATATTAATTATACATTCTCCTATAATGCTCAAGACTTGAAGTCAAATTACTTGGCTGTATATGAGGCTTTCAGAACATTTGCTCAGGATGTAAGAAAAGATCACTTGTTTATTGCTGATCCATTGCGCCCAATCTTCGTTTCAGGTGCTAGAACAAAGGTTCTTTCTAACAAGAATAACACCTTTACTCAGCACATTAATACACCGTTGAGAAATCAATTTGACACAACTAGCACAAGCTTTGCTACAGTTTATGGTAACTGGGCATTGGTCAACGATCTCACATCTGGTGCTAATGTTTGGATTCCAGTCTCTGGTTTAATTGCTGGTATGATGGCCAAGGATGATGCTAACTTTGCACCATGGTTTGCTCCAGCAGGCTTTACAAGAGGTAAGTTCCCAACTCCAGTGCTTGACATTGCAGTGTCTCCAAGCCAACGCAACAGAGACTTGCTATACAAGCAGGGTATCAATCCAATTACTAAGTTCCCTAATGACGGTATTACAGTATTCGGTCAAAAGACTAAGTTGTCCACACCTTCAGCCTTTGACAGAATTAATGTAAGAAGATTGTTCTTGTATCTTGAAAAGGTCACAAGATCAACCCTCAAGTACTTCGTATTCGAGCCTAATACGCTCTTTACAAGAACAAATGTAATTAATGTTCTCAATCCAATTTTTGAGAATGTCAAGAACAATCAAGGTATGTATGATTATCTCATCGTTTGCGATGCAAGAAACAACACACCAAACGTTATTGACAACAATCAATTGGTTGTAGATATTTACATCAAGCCTACTCGCTCAGCTGAGTTCATCTTGGTAAACTTCTACGCAACTAGAACTGATCAAGACTTCAACGAGCTAGTCTAAACTAAGAAAGGAATTTAACATATGGCACTAAACATAACAGATTATTTCAGAGTGATGCAGCAAAGAGACTTTTTGCGCAATCACCAATACAGGGTCTCAGCACTCTCTTATGAGGGGTTCACCCTTGGTTTAGACTCACTCGTCTATCTCAAGACAGCTGAAGTACCTAACCGTACAATCAATTCAGTAGCTGTACCATTCATGGGATTAAACTTCTCAGTACCAGGTACTGCTCAATATGCAGGCACAATGGACTTAACATTCTATTGTGATCAACCACAAATCATCAGATCATTCTTCGAAGGTATCTCTTTTGCTACATTCGATGAAAGACAATCTGGTGGTGCTTATACAGTAAGACAGGAGAATGTTTTATCCTTCTACACATACAACAATGTGAATGCTGAAACTCCTACAACTCAGTATACCTTAGTTGGTATTTATCCAACAGTTGTCGGTAACTTAAGCATGGATACAACAGGTACAGGTGATGTCGTGAACTTTACAGCTACTATTGCTTACCAGTTCTGGACAAAGACTCTGCTACCAACTCCAGTTACTGCTGCTGCTCTTCGCACATTACCTCCTGTACAGGGTGTTGCTGTAGCCTAATTTGTAAGATACTCATAAGCCCTTGGCCAAAAAGCCAAGGGCTTTTTTATGCAATAATCCTTATATTCTATAAATAATTACATGGGTCTTTTAGATACATTAAATGTTGTTAATCCGCTGGTTAACGGTAACCAACCTGCTATTAACGACAGTTTTTCAGTTGCTAATATTGCAAGTCAGCAACTGCCATTTACCCCACCTCAGTTTGGTTCTAACTTAATTACTAATTTTCCTGCTCCGCATATGAGCTTTTTAGATGCTCTTTCTCAATATGCAGCATCTGTACCGTTAAAGTCTTTTTGGGTTGTACAATTTAAAATACCTTCTCTAATTGCAGAGCAAAATTTAAGAGGTTTAAGCGAAACATATAATAACAACGATTTAGCTAGAAATGAACTTGCGAATAACAAGTTTATGAAAAATGTTGGTTGTATCTTTTGTAGATCATTTAACTTTTCTGGTGAAAATAATAACTCTTCAGTTCCAGAAATGGATGTAAGAGGTTTTAGAAGTGTACCTTATGCCGGAGGTAGAAATAGTGCTCTTTTCGGTAGCTTAAATTTATCTTTCTATGAAAGCACAGTAAGCTTTATTGATCATATTTTAAGACCGTGGGTTGTTTTAATGTCTTATTATTCTACAATAGCAAGAAATGATGGAGATACAACAAATGATTCAATTTATGATTTAAAGCAAGATATTACTTGCTATTTAATGACAAGAACAGGTGTTGGTCAGACTCCAGAGCAAAGACAGGCTAATAATACAATTAATAGCAATTTTAACTCTGCAATTCCTAACTATAACAACCCAATTGGTGCTAGAAAAATTATTGTATTTAAAAACTGCTTCCCTAAAGATATTGGTACGCTAGATTTTACTCACATTGATGTTAACTCTCTTGAAACTGTTTCTACTACATTTTGTTATACTAATTACGAGGTTACACACGTGCCTGTTGCAGGTCCTTTAGTTTAATAATAACTATATTTGTGCCGTATCATACTTTTAAGGTTTACTCTTCAGG